ATGTGAGTGCAAATGTATTACCTACCACACTAATATTACCCGCGATTTCCATATTTCCACTGATTGTGATTGAACCATCATCATTTTGAGTAATGAGAGAATTAACTAATTTTTTATTTGCATCTGTAAAGGGTAGCGTACCTGTTGACATATTTAATACTTTAACACTATCCAGAGTCGTGTCAGCTGCAAACAAAGTACCTTGAATACCTGCACCACCAGTCACTTGGAGGGCACCCGAGGACTTAGTGGAAGCCGTGGTTGAGTCTGAAATATGGGTAGATGTCGTAACGAGGGCACCCACGTTGGCTGTACCCCGAACATCAAAAGTATTAGAAGTAGCAGAAGTGCCTACACCTATGTGGGAAGCCGCGAAAACATTTGTAGAGTGAATGTTCGCTTCAACACCTAGTCCACCTTGGGTCACTACGAGGACCCCAGTATCTTTAGAAGTAGAGTGAGTTGTGTCTGTAACCGTAAGGCTATCAGCCTCAACATCCTCCAGATTTGCATGTGTAGCATATAGATCCCCTTGAATGCCTACACCACCAGTTACTTGGAGAGCACCAGTGGTTTTAGAAGTAGCAGCTGCGGTACCGGTAATAAGAACATTAGAAGCTGTGCTAATATTTGAAGTCACGTAGACATTACCAACAATATCGAGAGTGGATTTTGGTGTTATTGTTCCCAAACCCACACGGTTAGTTTCTGTATCTACATGGAGGGTTGTAGAATCAATCGTGACATTTCCAGTGATATAAGTATTACCCAAAACTTCTAGGTCCTTGTCGGCGTAGACATTTCCTGTGATAGTGAGTTCTTCGGTAATTGAAACATTACCAGATACATATGCGTTACCAGTCAATGTGAAATCCTTGTAGGCTACGACATTTCCAGTGATATAAGTATTACCCAAAACTTCTAGGTCCTTGTCGGCGTAGACATTGTTACTAATTGTCAATTCTTCTATGATGGAAATATTACCGGATACGTATGCATTACCAGTGAGAGTAAAGTCTTTGTAGGCTACGACATTTCCATCTACGTAAACATTACCCATAACTTCAAGGTCTTTATCGGCGTAGACATTGTTACTAATTGTCAATTCTTCTATGATGGAAATATTACCAGATACGTATGCATTACCAGTGAGAGTAAAGTCTTTGTAGGCTACGACATTTCCAGTGATATATGCATTCCCCGTAACGAGTACATCTTCATGTGCGTAAATATTAGCATCCACATGGGTTAGACCATACACATGTACATTAATGTCTTCAGATGTCAAAGGTGTGAATGTTTTATCATAGGGGGATGCCTCTGTATAGGCTATGGCAAACTCATTAGAACTCTCTCTAAAACCAATGACCACATTTGATAACGCATCCGGTCTATGCATCAAAATACCCAAATCAAGGGTCGTATCCCCCGATGTATTGTTTCTCCCTAGTTCTATGATTGCATCTCCAATTGAAAGATTTTCTGTAACAATCACCGTTGTACCACCATTTACAGTCAAGTTTCCTTCAACAATTAGGCTATCTAAAATAGCGACATTACCCGAAACAACGAGGACATTTGAACCTACATCATCAATGTAAAGGTTTGAGCCAACACTCACAGTGTGTTGGGGATTTAAGTTTGCTATACCAACCTTATTTGAACTCTCCGGGTCCGTTACAAACGCTACACCATTATCTGACATACCCCCACCCACAAATATAATGGTATTTGAAGTTGCGTTACCGCGTTGTACAGCTGTATTAAGTGTCACACCACCTATAAGGGCATTCGCGGATTCCCCAGATTCTGTAATTTCCTTTGTATTTCGGTCGTACATTAGAAGTACAATCTCGGGAGCTTGATAATCAGTCTTGTTCCTGATAGGTGATAAATAGACAGCGTTACTATATGGTGTTGGAACTAAAACATTACTCGCGTTGAAGACAATGGTATTTTCCTCCTGATCGGTGGAATCCGGGACATGCTTACCAAACCTAATCTTGGTAGATCTCTCCACTGTCGGCAAGTTCTTGACCATTTAATATAGGGTGGTAAATTAATTTGCATAGAGGAGGCCTGCCATCCCATTTTGTATACGAAGGATATTGTAGTTGACTGCATAAATTGGGTCATTTATAGGTGTATTTTCACTCATGATTCTGGCTGACTCAATTCTACTGAAGTTTAGGGTGCCCGTTGGTTGAAGTGAACTTGTCATGAGACAAAAGCAGTAAAGGAAGAAATCTGGGGATGTCACATTGTTTGTATGGTAGTAGCTCATAATATCAATGAAGTGGGGTTTACCCCATTTATAATTGGTTAATTCAACTCCGTTTATGCTTAATTTTATTTTATTTGCTGGTGAAGTGAGAGCACCATCAATACTAGTATCCGATGACGCTAGGTATTTAACTGGGTGATTGAATATAAGATCCTGTGTGGTCTCACCACCTGGGATATTTTTCTGTACCTGTGTGATCAGAAGATCGTGGGTTCGGGTAGCCATGTTACCCCTCTCTTCGTTATCTAAATAGTAGTAGTTTGCATACATTTCAAAATTATAGTTGGCTGCTTGTTCACCCCAATGAATTCTCAACTCAACATTGTGATAGTTGAGTCCCACGAGGGGGAGTGCACACTGCGGACCCTCACAAAAGAAGAAGCGAAGGGGGTAAAAGTAAGAACGTGCACTCACACCAGGGTGTGTACCGAGTGCACTTCTAGAAACATTTTGAGCAAATGTATCTATGGCAATCTTTTCGGTAAAAATGGAATCTTGTGTATCAATGACAGAACCACCTATCAGGAGTTCAATCTTATCAATGAGAAGATCCCAACGAGAAGTATCTAAAGCTTGAACTTTATCATCAATAGTCATATAGATGTAGCCAAGCATATCACCAGACTTTTCAATCTGGACACTTGACATTGAATTATTTTTCACATCTCCGCGTATCGTCTGCTTCTCAACGGATTGTGAAAAATTAGAATGTCTTTTAAACGTGGAATTAAAAAACGATATCTCTGGGTTACCCATAATGTACTCATCCTGAGCGCCGATAGCTACAAGTTGGACGATACCCGAAGACATGTTATTACTACTTTAAAGGGAGAAAATTACAAGTTTGGTTTTCTACACACAAATCTAAAAACTAAAAAATTAGCACCATTATCCGTAGAGTTTTTGATGGTGGTGCCGTTCTGATCTCTAATCGTAATACTGAGACGATCAATTCTTCTGATGGGGTTTATATATTGAGTCGCGATGGGGTAGTTATCCTTAAATGAGATCAAGGAGTTACCACCATCATGAGTTGTACCATCAGTGACGATACTCGCGAAAGAACCCCTAATCATACTCATATGGGATTGACCCGTGAGAACATTGGAAGCCCTGTCGTTAAAGATGGTATCCAGCTCCTCAATGGAAACATAGCAGTGTTCTGTTACAACATTGGAGTGAATGTGAGCCGCGAGGAGTTTAGCCTGAATCACATTCTTGAGGGGCTGCTGGAGGTGGCAAGTAAAAGTGTTGGCACTGTCTTGACCAATTGAATCAGTGGTTATGATGTGATATTCATGATCAAGATCTGGAATAGTTTGGGGGGAAGTAACCAAAGCCATTTATAATAGCTTAGATTAAAGATCCACCAATTCCATCCTCAATCTCGTAGCCAGCTTGCTCGGACACAAGTTTTTGGGCACCACAGAGGCCACCTGGGGTCAGACTCTTGGTGTAAGGGCTACCCTCACTGGTGTGACCAGGGACACACTCGATGCGATCTTCAAGATCAAAGATAGATTTATCATTGACGACCTTAACGACAATTGGTCTAGGTTGATACTTGCTGGTAGTTTTGAAAATACCGAGAACGAAAATCACGGCGATCAGGGTGAAAATACTGATCATAGCATTACGATTGGTACGGTTAAGGTTGTACATTTATGATGTACATATATATTTTTTTCAAAAAAGTGCGTTAAAGGTAATTTAATAGTTTCCCTATAGAGAGTAGATGGACGAAGAAATTGTCATTGATCGTGGAACTACTAATGTGATGAAATTAGATGCAGATGAACAGGCCCTCATGGATGAAATTGAAATATCTACTGCTCGTCCTCAGCCTGTGCGACGCCCTGTAGCTAGCAGACCACCCCCACCCCAAATGCAACAACAAGAATCTATGGACGCTTTTGTAAACCCAAACAAACAATCAGCTCCCAGTCAACCACAAATGGATGAAGAGATTGACTATGGTGAGGATGAACCTATATTTTATGATGATGCCGACGAGGGTCCTGGATCACAAAATGAGGCACCCTCCAAGGGATACAACTCAGTGGATGAAGAGAAAGCGGATCTCATCAACAAATTAGGACGTCTTGAGAAGAAGGGGTTTGCTGTTAATAAGAGACTGAATGCCTACTCTAATGTTGAAGACCTTCGTACAGAAGTAAAGAGAATTACGTACAGTATTGATGTTGAACAATCTGTTCGGTTCTCCCGTCGCATGCTTGTGGCTTGTGTGACTGGATTGGAGTTCCTTAATAAACGCTATAACCCCTTTGAGATTCAACTTGAGGGCTGGTCTGAGTCTGTCATGGAGGGTGTAGATGATTACGATGGTGTATTTGAAGAGCTTTACGTGAAGTACCGATCCAAGGTCAATGTAGCACCAGAGGTCAAGCTCATCATGATGTTGGGTGGTTCGGCGATGATGTTCCACCTCACGAACTCTATGTTCAAGAGCGCCCTCCCCAACATGAACGATGTTCTCAAGCAGAACCCAGACCTCGTGAAAAACATGATGTCTGCAGTACAAAACACAACCCGAGCACCTTCGGGTTCCGCTGATAGTGCACCTTTCGGTGGCACTGGTAACTACGAGATGCAGGGTCCTGGACTTGACATCTCTAGCCTCATGGGGGGTGTTATGATGCCCCCCCCACCACCAATGAATACAACCAGAGTACAGAATGAGGATGAGGACGACGATGTTTCCGACATTATTTCTATTTCAGGAGAGTCCACGGGTGGTGAGGTCAAGGAAGTTTCGGTCGGTGCATCCAAGCCAAAGAGAACCCGCCGAAAGAAGAAAACAGAAATTAATCTCTAAGTAAAGTATAAATGATAGGTTGCTGTCCTTTGGAGGATCTGGAACCTCCTGTGCGACGTGAACAACCCGTCGTCGCAAAGAAAGCCGAGGTCAAGCCCGAAGCTGGCCTCGAAGAAAGTGAGTGTAATTATGTCGTCATGGCTTTCATTGTCGGCGTTCTCTTCCTAGCCGTCTCTGATTCCATCAGGGCATAAAATTATTTTAAATTGATTCTACCTTTGGGTTTTCCCTAAATGGTAAAATTAATAGTTAAAAGTTGCTACATCGGTCTGACCACCATCACCATTATCAAGTCTTGTTGGAATTGTAAGATTTCGTGTTATTTTAGTTACTTTTCCACCACATGCACTCGTCAACTCTATGAAAAGATCATAACTATAGTTTCTTGAAGATTCTATATTATATGGTGTAATACTTATACCTTTTTGACCCACAGTTACAAGAGGACTCCATGGATAACTATTGGTACCACCAAATAATGTTTGTGAACCCAACGCCACATCTAGAGCTGGTTGAGATTCATTACCTGTACCACCTTGTACTTCGAGGACCATCGTATTTACATCACCAACGGTTGACCCATCCGTCCTCCTCAATATTGTTGTAACTTTTGCATAGAAGGCACCCGCACCAAACAGTACTTGGATGTTTTTAGCATCACCTGTACCAATTGTAAATGTTTTAGAATACGTTTTACGAGAAACTTCATTAGAGCCTAAAATACTACCTCCACCAATTTCAAGATCTGTAGAAGCTTCCGCACCACCTAGTCCTACCGCAATTTTTGTGAAATTAATATTTCCACCTACCGCCAAATCACCAGTTACTGAAACATTACTTGTTATATGTGTTGTAGCTCGTCCAATTTGTGATGGCTGTATGTATACATTACCGGTTGTATCCGCGTAAATATTTGAACTTCCACCAGAGGTAGTAAACTCTATACTGGCATTTGAGGAAATACTTTCCACCCTCATAACCCCTGTACCACCAAGAAGTGGATTTCTATGATCAACTACGTGGAACTGACGCGCGGGTGATGGTGTCCCCACACCTACATTACTTGTGTTAACAATGTTAAGACAAGTTGTAATAGTGTTATTATTGGATACAGCTAGAGCGAGTCCCGTAGTTTTATTTTCAAGGTTACTGAATCCCCTGACTATACCACCTTCACCATTGTTGGTGTATAGGAGTAGATTGGTTTGTTTATTGTCACCGATACTCTGAAGTTTCATGATGTCCGCATCACCAGGTGTTGTATCATACACGTGTATGTTAGACGTTGGTGACGTGGTACCTAAACCTAATCTCCCATCTTCATCAAAGCGTGCAAACTCATCGTCAAGAATACTCGTGCGTTCATGCACGAATGTAAGTGGTCGTCGTGTAGCACCATCTAGTACATTCCTAATAATATTGAAACCCAAATCGCTCGTAGAAAACTCTAAACCTGATAACTTGAAAGAACCACCACCATCGAACTCAATATCACCATTGACAACTAACCTGGTACCCGATTCTCTATTCTTGGCCGTATCTCTATTACCCCCAATTACAACTATACCTGGATTTCCAAGATCTGTTATAGTGAGAGGGCGATTGGTTTGCCCGTCCATCGTATCCAGTATCTCACCCCCACCGTAAAGGGTATCACCAGAAGTATTATATGTTTGGAATACGTGTTCAGCTGCGATATGTCTGATTCTATCTGGACCTTGGTCAACTGTACCATTATTATTACCCTTAAAGAGTAACAATTCGGTTCTAGGCTGAGCCGTAGTATAACGCCTCTCAATAATACGAGTATTACCAAATAACTGTCCAGGTACACCACCAAATGATAATTCGTTACCAATTACCACATTACCATTGACTTCAAGAACACCTCTAGGAACATCTGTACCTATACCTACATCACCAGATGCTCCACTAATATATAAACCAACTGTGGCGTTACTTGAAACCCTCTCGTGATTATTTATAATTCTGAAATCACCATCATCACCCGCTACTCCAGTGGACCACCCGGACAGGGTTACACCATCTGTTTGTATATAAGATGTGAAGGAGTTTCCGTTTGCTAGGTTAGTTTGTGCCGCCATTATAGCGTCACCGGATGTTGTATTGTGTACAAGTATACCATTTTCAGTGGGATCGGCTATACCCGCACAGTCTACTTCAATGTGAGCGACTGGTTGTGTAACACCTATACCAACTTTACCGGAACTCAGAATTGTCATAACACTAGTATCCACGGCGTAATCGGCATGTCCCATTACAATATCAAGTCTACTATGTGAAGTTCCGGCGCTCTTTT